CTGCGGCCCGCGCTTCGCCCCGGGCGATCTGGTTCATCTGGTCGAGCAGATCCTGCGTCACCACGGCCCCGCGCAGATCGAAATAATTGAATGAACTCGCACTGCTGCCGCGCATGCTGCCATTGTCGTTGGCGCCGGCGGGATCGATCCGTCCCGGTGCCAGCGGCAGGAACAAGCCAGGCGCGGTGCTGCGCTCGTTTACCGCGTAAATTTTCCCGGGCGACACGGGGCCACCTTCGGCGCGGCCGCCGCCGAAGATGCCCAGAACCGATGAAAACAGTCCGCTGACCCAGTCGCCGGCACCAGCGCTCTGCAAGGCTTCCGCGAACGGGGCGATCAGGACCTGCTGGATGAACATATCGATGATGCCGCTCAGAAACGGATCGTCCACGCCCAGCGCATCGGTGATGCCCTCGCGCATGCCGTTGCGGAGATGCTCCAGCTCGTCGACCACCAGCTGCTCGCCCCAGCGGCGCATTTCCTCGGGGCCCATGTTCAGATCGTCGGTGTAGCGCTCCAGCGGGCCGCGCTGGTCCAGTCGCACCCCTTCGCGCTGGGCGGCCTGCCGTTCCTCCAGCAGTGCGCGCGCCTGGGCGGCATCGAGGATGCGGCCCTGGGCAATGTCCTGCTCCAGCAGCTTGCGCTCGATCTCCTGCTGCAGATCCAGTGCGCGCTTCTCCAGGGCGAAGCGTTCATCCAGCCCCAGCGCCACGCCTGCCTGCGCGTCCAGCGCATCGGCCTGCATCGCCAGCATATCCAGCGCCATCGCATTCTCGCGCTCTGCAATGCGGTGCAACTCTGCCCGGCCCAGAAGGCCCGGCTCCTGCACCACGATCGCGCCATCGGAGCCTACGGCCTCGCGTTTGCCGTACAGCAGATCCAGATGCGCCAGCATCGCTTGCTTCGCCGCGGTGGTGAAATCCTTGTTGTTCTGTATCTGGCGCTCGCGCTCGTCCCGCTCGGCGCCAAGGAGATCCATGCGGATCGCAAGCTCATCATCGATGTTGGTTGCCAGCTGCAGGCGCGCCTGCAGTTCTTCCTGCTGCTGGCTGGCGAGTTCGGACAGATACCGATCCTCGAGGCGCGCGCGTTCCTCTTCGGCCGATCGGCCCGAACGACGGGAGCGCGAACCTCTGCCGCTCGGCCGATCGCTGCGGAAAGTCGGATCGAGCTCTTCATTCGCGAGCGAGCTTTCGATCCTGTCTGCAGTTTTATTCAGAAGGCCTGAAGAAAGGTCATCGGCAATTGCCTGAAGGAAGTCGGATCGCGAGATCGCCAGACCATCGAAATCCAGTTCCTGCGCCCTTTGCGCCGCCTCGACCCGATCGATGCGACCCGACTGCATTTCGCGCAGCAAGTTGCGAACGTCCATTTCACGGCCGACCGTGCCGCCGACCGGGATGCCGAACGCGCCCAGCGCCTTCTGACCGATGGATAGGCCCATCGATCCGCGCTGAAAGTTGTCGAAGGCCTCGTCGGCTGATGCTCTCTTACTTTCCGCTTCGGCGCGCAGATTGATTGCCAATAGCTGCGCATTGAGCCGCAGCTGCTCGTTTTGTTCCTTGATCGCCCCGGTCGTGCGATCGAACATCTTCTCGAGGACCGATTGCGCTTCGGACATGCCGTCAGATGCGAGCTCGACGGCTTCCATCGCGTCTTCAGCTTCCCATAGCGAACTGACCAGCGGCACCAGCGCCGTCGTCGCCGCCATTAACCCGAGGCCCCAAGGCCCACCCAGAAAGCCGATGAGGCCCTTCGCACCGCCCTGCATCAGGCCGATCGCCTGAACCACCTGCATGCCCTGGCTGGCGAAGATCTGCATCGGCCGTGCGCCAAGGCTGTACATCGTCGCCACATCGCCCAGCTGCATCGCCAGCTGCTGCGATCCCGCACGCTGTGCATTGGTCAGTTCGATGTTCTGCAGCTGTGGAACTTGCGCCAACTCGTAAGCAGATTTGGTCTGTTTCAATGTGGCGATCTGCTCGCGATGCTCCGCTTGCACCAAACCCAGCGCGGTCTTCGTCTCGAGGAGCGAGCGGTTGTATTCCTCCACCGAGATCTCGCCTGCTTTCAGGGCGGCCTTGGCCTGGTCGATTTCGCGCTTGGCTGCTGTCTGGCTGGCGGCGAGGCGCGCGATCGATGCGTCGGCATCCTGGTATGCCTGGGCGTAGGCGCGGGCTTCGCCTTCTGATTGCTCAATCGCGCGGTCCAGATCGGTCAGGGCACGCTGTGCACCCTGGCTGTCGCCGGAAATGACAAGGGCGGTGCGCAGCGTCATCGCTTTATCCCTCCCCGCCGTTCAGTTCGATCGTCGCCGCGCGTTCCATCACGCGCACGCCCTCCCACTGTTCGCTGGTCACGGTAATGCCCGCCAGTTCCAGCCCAGCCTTGGCCGCAGTGTAGTCCAGCCCGAGATAGCGATAGGCTCCCATGCCGATCGGCGCGGTGCGCCACTGGGTGGATATGGCGGTGAAGGCATGGATGATCGGCCAGTTTTCCGGCCAGACCTCAAGCTTGTTAGGGGCGCTGCCCGATTGGCGCAGCTGTTCGATCACCTCGGCCGGGAAACCGAAGGCTTCAGCATCCGCGACCGCGTCGCTTGGCCCGGCGGCGCCGCCCACTAGGGCACGCACGCGGCGAAATATGCCTTGACGATCGCCTTGCGCGCCCAGGGCAGGCGCGTCACCTGGTCGCGGACCTTGTCCGAATATTCCAGCGCCTGACCCTCGACGTCGCCGATATCGTGTAGCTCCACGATGATCCGCGCGAGGAACGCCTTCACGCTGGTGGCATCCATCATGTCGAAGCCTTCGGCCTCGTCCATGCCGATCGCGCGGAAGGTCGCCTCGAACTTCTGATCTTCGAACCCGCCGTCCACCGGCACCTTGGCGGTCACCGTGTGGCGAAAGGTCGGCTCTTCGGCCAGTTTGAACATGCGTGTAGATCCTTCTCAGAACGGCCTGCGGCGCGCCTGGCGCTGCCCGGCCGCAGGTGGTGGTCAGGTCAGGGTGATGGTCCACTGATCGTCGCCATTCGTGGGCAGCGGCGTCAGCGGCAGCGGCCATTCGGCCACGTTCTGCGACTGCTCGTATCCGGGCATGCGGCCCAGCGAACAGGTCGGCGCATCGATCGTCACGATCTTGCCGGCCGCCGTGCCATGCACCAGCTGCACGGCCTGGCGCGTGCGCGCCTCGGCGATCGTGTAGGGATCGAAGGTGGTTACTGGCAGCGCCTCGACGCGCGCGGAGATGCTTTCGCTCTTGTCGACGATCAGCATCTGCTCGCGCCCGATCAATAGGCGCTGCTGCACATCGCAGCCAAGATTGAAGCCGAACTGGGACAGAACCATGGCCTGTCCGCCGACGCTGAAAGTCGGCGTGTTCTTGTCGCTTGCGATCTGTGGAACCTGGAAACTCGAAAAGTCCGGTGTTACGCGGTTCTCATCGGTCGGCGTGTTGAACAGCCCCATCAAGGTGAAGCGCGCCGTGGGAATACCCTGGGCGTTCAGCGTGATGTTCGCCGTTCCGCGCTGGCCCAGCAGCCGGTGCTGGGTGGGGCCCATCCAGAAATAGCTGCTGGCCGATTCCTGATCGTCGGTAATCGGGCTGTAGGTCACGCTGGTACCGGGCACGATTGTCTCTGCGGCGCCGCATGCGCGCAGCAGCGGCCCCCACGCCGGCGGCGTGCCGGCAGTACCCGACCCCTGCAGCTCGACCGAACCCGTCAAGGTGGTGTAGAGACCGGCCGGGATGCTCTCGCTTGCACCCGATGCAGGAAGCTCGAGATTACGGGCGATGTCCTGGCCTTCCATCGGGCGCAGTTCGACATCGGTCATCAGCATGGCGTTGGCCGCGCCGGGCTCGGCATCGGTGCCATACGTGCCCTCCGGCTTGGTCAGGATGATCTTGGTCTTCCACTTGATCGGATCGGCCATTTACTCCTCCTTCGTTTCGAGCTTGGTCGGCGCGGCGGCATCCGCCTGCGGCGCGGCCGGGCGCGGCTCGGCCGGCTCGGTGTGTGCAGTACGCTCCAGCTTGCCGGTGCCGGCATCCGCTACGTAGCTGCCGCCCTTTTTGGGCAGCGCGATCCGCGCGGGTTTCTTGGGTTTGGTCATGTCGTCGTGATCCTCAGCTGGTCGTCCAGGGCGAAATCGATTTCGAAGATCAGGGCACCGCCGCTCGCGCCGATCAGCTCGGCCTGGACCAGCCTGAACACGCCGATCGCATCGTCGGGCGCCCAACCAGCCACGGCGTTGATCGTGGCGCGCGCCAGCGGCACCAGGCTGGCCACGGCCTTGGCGCGCAGCGGATCGCCCGCCACGCGCACCACCAGCACCACCTTCACGATCTCGTCGAAACTCTGACGGAACAGGCCGCTGGCCGCATCGGCCGCGCCGCCCCGCAATCCGCCTGGCAACACGAAACCGCCCGTCTTCGCCGGCAGCTTCTTGCGTTCCACCAGATCGGCGAAATCGGCGGCTTCGCCCAGCTGGCCGGTTAGCTCTGCAACTTCGGCCTCGATGCGGGCGGCCACCTCTTCGATGCGGAAGGGCGCGCTCATATGAAGCCCTTCAGGTTCTGCTCGGTGAAGGGGCGCTCCCGATCGGTCACGCGCACGCCGCTGGCGCCGGTGCCTTCGGGCTCTACCCCTTCGGCGGGCAGGCGGATGGTGCCGGCCGCGATCTCGCGCAGTTGGCGCATGGCATCCTTGTAATCTTCGGCGATCTTGGCGTCGGGCTCGTAGGTATGCAGCTTGTAGATCGCGATCGCCGCGGCCAGATCCGCCAGCAGCGGCGGCGTCGTGGCCAGGGGCAGCTTGTACCGCCCGGCCAGATAGCCATCGATCGCCGCGTCGGTATCGGCGATCGCGCCATCCACCACGCCGTCATCGACCGCGCCCGAACCGTCGCGATCGGCGAGCTGCAGCAGCAGATCTTCGCCGAAGCGCGCGGTCAGTTTGGCGAGGTCAGTATAGGCCATGGATCAGGCGCCGCCGAACACACGGGCAACCAGCGCGTGAAGATCCTCGGGGTCGACCTCGCGATTGCCGCCCGCTGCCGTCAGTGCTGCCAGATCCTGCACGGCATTGCGATCGGGCGTGTGCTCCACCCCGTCCGGATCGACGCACACGGTGGTCAGGCGATCTTCGCTGAGGATGGCCAGCACGCGTCGCAACGCCTCGAACCCTTCACCGAATTCCTGCAGCGGGATCGCGCGAGGCTGGCGGCCGAAACCAAAGCCCGCCCGGCGGAAGCCCTTCTTCGGCCCGGTCACCACGATCATGGGCCCGGCCGCAATCTCATCTGCCGCCACTGCCTTCGCGGCCTTCGCGGCGGGCTTGGCCGGGGGCTGGCTGACCACCTTTGGCGACGCGGGTGCAGGTGCGGGCGTCTTCGCGACCGGCGCGGGCTGGGCAGCAGCGATCCAGTCGGCGAATTTCGCACCAGGCGGCATTCCGTCCAGCGCCTCGAGCGTTGCGGCCTCGGCAGCAGCCAGATCGGCAACCGTCTTGATGCCGGCAGCTTCCAGCTTCGTGGCCGTGGCCGGCCCGATGCCGTCGATGTCGGTAAGTGTTGCGGGGTTGCCCATGATGATCTCCTTCGGGTCCTTTCGGAAAGGGCGGGGTGTTGCCCCTTTCGAAAAGACCCGCCGCCCGAAAGCGGCGGGCCGTTTATGGCGCGATGGCGCGCAGGCTATGCGAGCCAGGGAACGACCAGCAGTTCGGCCGTGCCCTTCCACTCATTGGTTTCGCCGCCGGCGGCGCTCTCGCTGTTCAAGATCTTGCGGCCGGCGCTTTCCAGGCTGGGGGGAACGACCAGTAGGTTGGGCATGATGCCCAGCGGGCGGCCGTAATCGCCTTTCATGCTGGAAAGCGCGGCACGCGCGGCAGCATAGCTGTCGGCGTCGAGATCCTGCTTCGATCCCCAGGCCTGCTGCCAGAAGCCGTAACCCACGTTCATGCGGGCATCGACGCCGTAGACGAACTCGTTTCGATCGAACACGTTGTCGTCGGTCACCTTGTCCTTCGCGACCAACTGGTCGAAATCGCGGCGAACTTGCAGCAGGATCGGCTTGATCACGCGGCGGGTGTCCAGCAGGAACCACGGCGTGCCGGCCCC